AAACAGAATAGGCGCACTGCCACCACTATCAGACGATGCAATCTGTGTACCTGTTGGGCTAGTAGCGTGGACAAACACAAAGTCAGCAGCTTGATAATTGTTGTAAGTAATAGCATAAGTCTGGCCAACTACAGTTGTAAGCAATTGGTAAACATATGCGCCAGAACTTGAATATGTTGCAGACAATCTCCCATCAGAATTTACTGATGCAGTACAGTTGTTGGCTGTCCATCCAGTTGTGCCGTTAGAAAAATCACCATTAGTCACAATGCTGGTAACATTGCCAGCATCCCAGCACCAAGCAACAAAACCTTCGCCGCTGGTATTTATGTTCTGGTTGCTTCCAATGGTAAACCCATCACTATCAAACGTAGTCAAAGTGTTTGTGTCAGTAGCTTCGGAGTTGGTTGCCGTTGACAAAAGATAAGTACCATTGCCGCGAATAGTATCAAACAAAAGATGCTGTCTTGTGCTTCTGCCCTTCGTCCAAACGAAATCCGGCGACAGCCCCAATCCGCTAATGCTTTGCGTACCACCATTGCCACGATAGGTAACAGTATTGAACCCCTCAGACACAACGTCATCTTGGAAGGTTAGGTGATAACCGTTTGTACCGTATGTGCCAGCGTAATCTTTAGCTTTCCAGTATCCGTCAACAGTCTCACCAAAATCGTCAGCGTCTAGGGCTTGACCGTCGATGAAGTGAATGTCGGACATATAGCCGTCAAAGTAGTCTGACACTTGAGGGGCGTAACCTATATGGTGAGCAACAGTATTATTAGTTTGGGTTTCTCTATCTAATTCAATTTTGTTATCGTTATCTAGCTCAATCCGAACACCGTTAACATAAATTTTTATTCTGTCGACCTCTGTTGCGTTTGTACTGTCGTAAGCCATAACGATATGATACCAAGCCGATGGGTCGCGAAATAATGCTATAGAATTTTGTTTTGCTATGCCAATACCGCTTTTCTCTTGTCTCCAAAACAACTGACCTTCATCGCTTGTCATTCTAAATAGGAGTTGGTCATTATTATTAATGTTTGAACTTGCGCCAAATAATACAGAATAGCCTGACCCACTAATTTTTCCACGCTTGGCCCAGCCACTCCAAGTCCAAGTCCTGCGGTTGCCAGCAGCAGCCGGTATCCGGCTTAGGTACTGGCTTGAGTCATCGTTGAACTTTAGGGATTGCTGCGATGCTGCTGCCGCTGCGCCAGAAGCATACATCCATTGTGAGGAACCTAGTGGGCTTGACATAGTAACTCCCTATGCAAATGCTAGTTGCGGTGTGCCTAACAATATTCTGCCATTTGCTGCAACAACGTATGGCACAATGTCTGTTGCGCTTGCCGCTGTTGAAAGCGTTAAGCCAGAACCGCCAGCAGTCTCATAATCAGTACCCAAAGACACAACACGATTACCAGTTCCGTCTTGTATAAATATGATAAATCCTGTTTGCCCTGTTGTTTCAGTTGTTGGATTTGCTAAAGTAACAGCGCCGGTTAAGGTAAGAATAAAATTTTGGTATGTTTCAAAACTTAAAGTAGTGCTGCCAGTTGCGTTTGACGAAAAGTTATTTCCTCTAACCGCTTTCCCAAATTTCACTTTAGCACCATCCACAATTAATGTGTCTGTGGTTGCCTCATCAAAACGAATATGCGCGTCTTGATCTGTGCCAAAGTACAGCTTTTTATCGTCAGGGATAGTAATCTCTGCGTTAGCGTCAGCAGTCACAGTTTTACTAGCTTCGACTAAACCAAGCGTTGTAATGTCGTTATAGTTTATTTCCGCTGCTGTAGCGGTAAGCCCCAAGTTAGTCAGGGCAGCGTCTGCATCACTCAAATCAGACAGGTTATTGGCTGATGTTAAAAACCCAGCAGTTGACGTTGCCACGTTATCCCAGCTTGAGCCGTTATAGACGCGGGTGATGTTGGCTGCTGTGTTAAAGTACAGATCACCTGTGTCAACGGTCAAGCCTTGGCCGGTGATGTAAGTCTGAGCCGCACTATCATCAGCGTGTGCGCCATAGTAACGATCAGTGAAATCATCTGCCGCTGCCTCTGCCGCAGCCTGTGCCGCTTGTGCAGCAGTTACGTTGTTGCCTGTCGTGACAACATCGGCATTAGTCAGAACCACGTCAGCGTTAGTCGATACCACGTCTGCCGCTGTTGATACCGCGTCTGCTGCTGCTGCTGTTGCTGAAGCTGCTGCCGCTGTGGCCGAAGCATCCGCAGCAGATGCGTCAACAACCAGATCAAACTTAGCCACGTCTGCGTTGCTGCTGATTGGCGTTGTACCACTCGATGTGTGCGCTGTGTTTACCCGGTATACGTTGCTATTGCTTGCGTCCTTTACCAAGTCCCGCACGTTAAATGCAACGCCCGCTGCCCAATTGCCGCGCCAGTTTCCAATATCCTCACCGGCAACCGGGTTGCCGTTTGTGTCAAATGCCAGTGTCTTGCCAGCGCGGCTGTCTTTTGTTGGCAACGTCATATCGACAACGCCGCCATCCTCAACCAACGCCGGGTCAAAGGCAGGCGCTCTAATCGCTCTGGCGTTCTCTTCTGCAACCTGTTGATCAAAAATTGTTAGCGAGTCTAGCTGCTCATTGAGGCTCGACGCCAACAAATCACCGGCTGTCACAAAGTCTGTCACGCGCTCAATGTCTCGCGCCCCAATCACAACAACTTGATCAGATGCCGTTGGGGTGGCCGGGATGTTGCCCCCAACATTAACAATCAGTGTAACTGAGCCGGTGCCATTAGCGTTGATCGTGACGGTAAAATCTGTGGTCAGTGTCAGTTTGGTTGCGTTAAAATAAACAACGATGTCGGTGTTAGCCAATATCTCAAACGAAAACGCATACGGCCCCAGACCGGCTGACCCGGTAAACACGACCCTGCGTGTAATTGCATTGATGTTATAGTCAGCCATTTTTACGCCTCATATGGTTGCCGTGATTATACATTATTTATCTCGCCGCCTCAATGCGGTCGGCTAAATCGGGGTACTCGTCAAACAAACGGTCACGCGCTTGTGATTTTGCCGCGCTAACAATAGCCTTTAAGCGGTCTAACTTATCTTCTTTCATGTCATCCTGATAATCGTTTTTGTAAATTTCTGTGTTCAAACTATCTAAAAGCGTCTGCCCACGCGCATAACCTTCATCGTCTGGCATATTGCCTCTAAAATCCATTTTGTTCATTAGTGTCAGCCAGCGATTATATTGCGCTGCATTAAGCAAAACACCACTAATCTTTTTGTTTGGCATTTGAACGCCATCGCCAAGTTCCATAAACTCGCGGTCAACGTCCTCATATTTTGCGTCCATAATTCTGACTGGGCTAACCCACTCATAACCAACGCCCTTACCTTGCTTAACTGTCTCGCCCCACAAATTTAGCCTAGGCTCTACCTGATCACTAAACAAAGGATTGCGGGCTTTCATTTTTTGCAATGCAGAATAAAAGCCACGCAACTCCGGCGGTAATTGTGTTGGATCTTCGCCAGCAATGCCCACCTCTGGCATCATTGGACTAGATGCCGCCGGGTCGGCGACACGCTCTGCGGTCGCGGCAAAAGATGAAACCGTAGGCAAGGCCGAACTTACTGCCGTTGTTAAGCGCTCTGCCAAAAGCTGCCGCACTTGCTCAAAGGCAACAGATGGATCTGGGTTCACTAGCGCCGCAGATAGATCAGACACGCCCTGCAAAAACGGCATCTCCATAGAATAATTGTAAAGTGCCAAGCCAGTGTGCGCGGCCAAGCTTGCTAAATCTTCTGGGTTATCTGAATATTGAGCGTAATAGCCAAAGTCAGCCGCCATTGCTAACATCCCAGAAATAGGATCAAACCGCGAATAGGTCACACTTTTATACTCGCCATTGGCTTGCTTGATGTTAATTGAAAACGGCTGTATCTTCATGCGCATCATAGCCTGACGCGCCTCTGGGTCAGTCGGGCCAGATCCGGTAATGATGACGCTCTTGTCTGGGCTATCAAGACCCATAGCCGTATACGCAAACATAGACATGATTCCGGTGCCTGTTGCCACACGCGCAATAGCTAAATCAGCCTCACGGCCACCTTTATCTATTGCTGTATAGAACGCATGACCAGCCGCAAATGGTGTGCGCCGGAATGCTTCCTTCATAATGTTCACTGGCGTTTTGTAAAACGGCACACCAAATATTTTAACAGCAGGGTGCGACATCAGCCCTTCAGCACCGCCAGCAAACTTTCCAAGGTCGCCTTGGAACGTAAGTTCTTTAGCGGCCTCGCTGGCCTTCATCTTAATTGGCTTTGGTGGGTTAGATATGACGCGGGCTTCCTCTTTTGCTTGCGCCTTTCTGGCGTCAATGACAGACCCGCCGCGTTGGATAACCGCGTCATACATAGACGCGCCCTGCTGGACAGCCTGCTTTTTGACTGAGGCGCGGTAAGCAATAGCCTTGAAAAACTCGTCCTCTGTCGTCAGAAAACGAAAGCCCATCCGGTTGTAAACGCCGAATGTGTTTACGAATGCCGCGCCAAAATTACCCGCACGGTACATATTGAAGATTTCACCGAAATCATCAGTCGTGCCAATGGCGCGTTTGTTTCTCACGTCAATCTTTGTGCCTGACGTTGGCTCACCTGTCACCATAGTCTTACCGGCGACTAGCATTGCGTCTTTAAATCCGGCGCGTAAACTATCAAGCTGGATTAATCCCTCACGCACATAAGCGCGATCCTTGTTGCCAGTGATTGTTGAGCGAGCCAAACCAATCCCGCCAGCAACTATTTCTTCAACGCCCTTCAGCATCATAAACGCGCTGTTGCCAGCGATGTTGACTGATTGTGAGACAGGGCTTGTCAGGATTGCGTTAAGGAAACTTTCAGCCACAAAATCTGCTGGCTTATCCCACCAGCGTGACTGCACAAACCGCGCCTGACTGGCCGCGTCTGGCAGTGACGCATAAGCGTCAAGATAACGCTCAAAGTCCATCATGTTGCCGCTCTCGATCAAAGCTGCTAATTCGTCAGATCTGCCGCCTTCTGCAATCCCAAGACGCTGCGCCTCGCGTGAGGCAAACAACAATCGGCCACCCTCTGACACAGCCCCAGAAATATTTGCATATAGCTTTGCTTCAGCGTTAATTAAATTTGATGCTTGCTCAAATATGGTTTTCTTTGTCGCTGGGTCAACAGCGTCAACTGCTTCTTGGCGCAATTCTAGAATGCGCTTGCTAATAGCCTTTGCGCCAATAAGCCCAGCCAAAACGTCCTCTGCTACTGCTGGCGAGCCGGGAGTGCGTTTCATAAACTCAATAACTAAGTTATCAATGCCGCCTTTTTCTGCTGCCTTTAACAAATTTTCATATGAAATAGTGCCACGCCGCGCCTGTTCAAACAGGGCTGCGTTGTTGTTTTTTACTGATTGCAAATGCGAGGCAAGGTCAATTTCGCCTGTTGCCTCTGCTATGCGGGGAAAGTTCAAGCCCTTGGTGTATTTTTCGGTAACGCCAAGATCAGCCGCAAAACTGGCCTCTTCCTCTTGCGTTGCGCGTCTAATAACAGTTTCCTCGCCGACCGGCGTTACAATCTCCGCTGGCCCTCTCGGCGTTACCCGCGCCTCTGCCTCCCCTGTCATTTTCTTTAAAGCTTTGGCACCACCGACAAACACGTCTTTAAAGCCAGCGACTTGCACTGGCTCACCAACGGCGATAACGTCTGACGGCCCAACAGGTTCAGATGGAATGACCTCTGGCAGCACCGGATCTTCTGGTGGTTGTTCAAACTTCACCTGTTGCAGATCGCGCTCTGCGTTGTCTTGGCTAATTAGCGCGTCTAGGTCTTTAGGTGATATTGGCATTGGTTATCCTTCTGGCTGTGATTTTTTAGCCATATAAAGGCGAGCTAAATCAGCGGCAAAAGCCTTGCTTTGCTCTGGGGTTAACCCTTCAATAAATTGATCGTATTCCAACGCCTCGCCTTGCTGGCTAGGGTTGGGCATTCCCAGTGATGTCACTGACATCGACTCCACGCTCTCTGGCGACATTTGCAAATTCTGTTTCATAATCTGTCGGTGCGCTCCTTTTTGTTCCTATGCCTAACTTAGCATATAACTCTTTTTCTGGATACCAGATCAACGCTTGCAATGCAGCGCGGTCTAGTTCGATTCCCTGTTGCCTTAATATATCAAGAGCCTCATCAACTGTGGCCCTCATGTAGTTCCGTTCTGTTCCTGTTCTTGGCTGCTCAAGAACTTTCTTTTGAGCCTCAACAAAATTCTTTGACGATTTGTTTAAATCAGTTTTGTCTTTATAACCGCTTTTCACATAATCTTTGTGGGCGCGGTACGCCAATTCTTGTAACAGTATATCATCAGACAACAATTCATCATAATCGTAACCGTATTCGGCTGCCGTCTCCGGCGTCACAGAATTTCTTATTCTGTCCATTTGCTTTGCGGCCGCTTCCGGGCTTTGCTCAACTATAAGGCCGCCTGTGTACCGACCCCAAGTTCTCATAAACCACCTGTCCATAGTCAAAGGCTTGTAATTGCCTTGCAAGTTTTGATAAAACCCACCACCAATCTTTGGCCCAAAAATAACACTAGCTGGCAGGCTTGTGTCTTTTGCTTCACCGCTTACACTAAATCCATATTTTTTACCAATTTGGTCTAGTTCCCTGACGGTAAACTCTTGGCTCATAAAATCGTAAAACTCAGTTTCACCCATTTCATCAACAAGGTTATTGTGCAACTCAAACGCTTTTTTCATTGCGTTGGTTTCTTTGCCATAACCAATATCAGGCATTTTTCCTGTTTTTAAATACTCATCAAAAGCAGCAAATGTGTTTTTTGAATTTTCTGGAACTGATGCGCCATTGCTAGTTATAGCGGTAATGAATTTAATTGCATTAGCCCTGTTGGGGTCAGCAGCAACTTCTGGATATACGCGCTCCGCAACACGCATAGCGTTATCCACTTTTTGCCTATACCAATCGCCTGCATTACCTTTTGATTTCATAGCGTGTAATGCTTCACGCGCCATCACTTTTGCAATTTTAGTTTGGTTTTCTGGGGTTGGGTCAGACCTTACACCTAATGATTTTGATCTTTCGTTAATGCGCTTTGCGACATCATAAAGATTTCCACCCGCCTCAAGCGTAGTTTCACCATCATATAGATCATCAATCAGTGACGAACTGCGCTCTTCTGGTGTTAGGTCAATAACGTCAGGCATAGCTTGTGGCACGGCTGGTGGCTCTTTACCCATTAGCTTCTGCGCACCCACAATAGCTTCGTCAATGGGTGCCATAGGATCAGCACCCATACCAAGCGTGACGCCCTCGCCGCGCTCTGCTATACGCGCTGGCGCACCCTCTGCAATAGCCTTACCAGCAGCGGCGGCACCCTTGCCAGTCGCAGCCGCGCCTTGTCCAAACCCAAAGAAACTGCCGACCTCCGCGCCTTGCATAAAGCCCTGCTTTACTTCGTCAGAGACACCGGACTGCGTAGCCCAGTCATCAAGAAAACCAAGCGTTGCGCCAGAGCCAAACTTGTTTGACACGTCCTCAACTTGCGTAATAAACGCATCAAGCCGACCCTGATCTTCATTTGGAAATGCAGCCTTATATAAACCTGTCGCCAATGCAGTTATATCGCCCGGCGCACCAACAAGGCCAGCAACCTTGCCCGGCACAAAACCAGCCACAGTGCCGCCGACCTCTGCCTCAGTTACCGGCGCATCAGCCGCCTCAGACATAGTGTAAATGTCACGATACCCACCAGCACCAACCGCTTGCATTTCTTCAAGCATTTGCAATCGAGAGCGGCGCACACCTTGCTCATCAGCCTCAACAGAAATAGGCGCTCCCGACTGATGCAAATCCATAGTGATGCCAAGTTCTTTGCTTATATCAGTCATCACTCGCCCCGCAATTCTTGTAATTCACGCGCATCCCTTAACAACTCAGCTAACAAAACCATATCTGTTCCCCCGCCAAAAAAGCCGGGCTGTACTGGGCTTGCCTGCAATGCTTGCGCTTTAGAAATTAATTCATCTAAGTCAGTAATAGATTTTCCAAACAAAGATTTTGACGCTTTGTTGACATTTCTTTGTATAGCATTAATTGCAGCATTTTTGTCTGGGTTAACCGTTGGGTCAGACTTTTCTTTTTCAATAACTTGTTTTGCATATTCGACAGGATCAAAAGCGGCGTTATCTTCTATTTTTAAAATTATGTCACTGCGATGTTTTGCAAATTGCTGTAAGTTCTCTGGTGCCTTTCCATACTTGCCGCGAGCCAAAAGTTCTGGCTTGCCATAAAAATCACTTAACAGCTCAACGGCGCGATTAAATCGTTTGTCACGCTGTGCCGTCAAATCGCCAAACAAACTATCCATTGTGCTGCTTGTAATTTCTCGATCTGTAAACGCATCAAGAATTGCATCCTCTGTAAGCTCGCGTTTCATTGCTAATCTATTAAGCTCAGAAATCCTATCAGCATTATCAACGCCGCCGTCAGTTTGAATGACTTTAAAATATTTATCAGCCTTTTCTGAATTAAGTTTTTCAAGCTTCTCAATTAATGGCGTTGCTTTTTCAAAGTTGCGATTTCTAATCGCAGTTGTTATTTGAGGCGTTAAGTCGTCAATTTTTTCTTTGCGCACGGCAGCTTCTCTGCGGTCAACGGCGTCCTCAAATGACATTGTTTCTTTTGCTTGGTCTATAAAGCTTTTACGCAATAAGGTTTTTTCTTCATCATTTAACACGGCATAAAGCGGAGAATATCTTTCCCCAAAGTCACCAGACAGTGCGGCGCGGGCGTTGCCGGGCTTTTTCATGTGATCGAGCAACACGCCGACCTTTGCCTTTGACAACATAGTTTGCACTTCGGCTGACTTCTTTACGCCATATTCTCTGTTGCCAGTATTAATGGCAATGTCTACAGCTTCAGCAGCCTTGGCAGTTAATTGGCCAAGCACGATTTCAATGTCGGCGTCTGGCTGTTGCAGTATAGTTTTGAACTCGGCAGGAAAGTATGACAGCGCGTTGTCAGCCGCGGCGATTTTCTGCGTCTGATAAATTTGCAACTTTGCCTCAAGCGCAGACTTATAAAGTGTTGACGCACTTGAATTAACTGTCGCCGAATATTTCAAACCTTGGTCAACGTCAATGCCAGCAATCAATTCGCTGTGACTGCCAATCATGTCAGACAAATCTTGGCGCATATCTGAGATGTCGATATCTTGGCCATTCTTAATCATCGCCGAATAGCTAGATATCTTTTTGTTGGCCTCAATTTGCAGTTCAGTCGTTAGCTGCTGCGCCGCGGTGGCAGTCGTGACTGCGCCAAAAACAGTGTCTGGATCGCCGACAATCTCTTCAATGTCACGACCCTGCGCAATCGCGTCTTGGATTTGTTCTGCCGTTACTGGATTTTCAAATGCGTACTTGGCCGCCTCGCGCTTGGTCGATGCGACCTTCTTTTTATATGCGTAATCTACCATAGCATCTAGGCTCTTGCCGAGACTGCGGTAAGCGTCACCTTGCGCACGACCAGCCGACACAAAGTCAACATTCTGCACAGATGGGATTGCTACCCCTAATGGGCGATATCTTGGTAATTCTGCCATATTTAAACCTGTGTCATCCCAGCGATGCCGCCTTTAACCCAATGTCAAAAATAGTTCCCACGGTTTCCGCTTGTGCGCGTTTTAAAACGCCTTTTGCTTGCAAGCCATATTGCATAGCTTTGATTTCGCCAGTACCAAATGCCATTATCTCGCCATCGCGGCTTGTGTAAATCTCATTAACACCCTTCTTTTCAGCATACAAAGACAATGCCCTCGCGCTGCCGCTAAAAGGGTCAATGCCGCCAGCACCAGCCCGCGCATTAATAGCAGCCTTAGTTGCCAAGATATTGTCCATAACAGCAATGCCCTGCTGCTTATATTTTAACACCTCAGAACGCGCCTGCACTTTTGCGTAAGCGCCTTGGGTAACTAGCGCCTTCGCTTCGGTCTTGGCTATGTTGCCCGCAAATAATCCACTCATATTACTGTCCTACGCTCACTTTGTAATCAATGCCTAGCAGTGTCATTTTTAATGGCACCTCTTGGCCGATTGTTATTTGCCCATCATAAGTATAACCCAAAAGGCCGTGCAATGTCTTGATGCCTGTGTACTCAGGCACTGCACTGCCAAACACATTTGCGCCAAACTGGCGGAACGCGATTAGCTTGTTGTCGATTGTTAGAGACTGCGTTTCAAACAATTCGGCGTTTACCTCAAAGATGCGCTTCTTAAATCCCTTTAGAGAGCCGCTGGGCAGGTTTGGCTCGACCGGCAATGTCTTTACCTCTGGCGTAAAGTTGAGGCCAACTTTGTAGCTTGTAGACGCCGCAGTGGCAAAGGTAACAGTAAACGGTGACGCTGGCACGGTTTGGTCAGGCTCAACGACACCATCGCGAATAATCTTAATGCTCTTGGCCTCTAAGTGCGTCACGTTTACAGAGCTGGCAGCACCGCCGGTTATTGAGCAATCGAGCAATGTGTCTGCGTCAAACAATTCAACATAGTAAACATCAACGCTGTTAACCGTGCGCTTCACCACAACGTAAATGTCGTCAACGTCAACACCAATATTTATGAACTCGCCATCGGTTGTCCACTCTGACGGCGCAATGACGTTTTGGCTGCGCAATAATGTATAACAGGCAATGCTGCCATCTTCGCCGTTTACCAACATCAACCGATCGCCCTCATCAGTTGATGTGGCAACACGCACCGCCATTTCTTCTGGCGTCTTGAGCAGATGCGATGACAGCAGCGAAATCTTGGCTGACGTGTATGCTTGCACTGCATCACTAAAGATAAACTCTTGGATAGCCTTGCCCTGCCTTTGGATAAACAAGGTTGAGCCGTCCACGTTTTGCAACCGAATGCCCGGCTTACTGCCAAAAGCAGTCTGCTGCTTGACGATAAGGCTGCTAGGCGTGATCGGCGTATCTAGCGTCTGCGGCACATAGAACTCAGCGCCGGTCGTAAAGATTTGCAAGTGACGGCCAGAGAAGATATCAACAATTGCGTTAAATGTGCCGGTGTCTAGTGTCGCCTCAACAGCCGCATCATCGAGCGCTTCGCCGGGGTTAAAATTAAAAAAGTCTGCAACCCGGCTGCCATACAAAGTTGACGGCCTGCTTTTTAGCCCACCAAAGAACAAACGCCCTTCGTGGAATGTTACTGAGCGAGGGTAGCCCCTGTCGGCTGACCACGCATTTTCGTATCCATATTCAAGCTCCCAATTGCCTGACGTTAGTGCGCTTGTGTCAAAAAATGGTATTTCAACAAACGCTTTTACAGATGTGTCGGACACAAACTCAGTAATTCTGACGCGGCCAAACCCGTTTACAGCGTTGAAATACTCATCAACACTATCCTCGCCAAACGCCTTGATAGAATATTGCGTTGTTGCATCTGGGGCTGGATCAAACGCTGGGTAAACTGTCGCCACCTTAGTTGTGGCATCATAGTCGGTTATATGCCTGTGCTGGCCCGAACCAGTGCCGCCGGTCAAATGAATTGACAAACCATTACATTGATCATCACTGCTGTAATTGGTTGCGCTTTTTAGCGTTATGGTAGTTGTTGTTCCAGCTTGTGCCGTGCCAGTGTCTGTTGTAACAGATGACGCTGTAATTGTTATGTTGCCGAATGTGGCGCTTGGTGTGATAGTATATTGTGGGCTATCTACATTTAAGGTAAATGCGTACTTAGGAATAAACACAAAACTTAAATTACTGACTGTCCAACTATTGTCGCCCGCACCGCGCAAAATTTTTAACGGCGGCAAATCTTCATGAACCACGATAACAGTGTCGGCTGACTGCACCCAGTTCATCTCTGGCAATATGGAGCTAGTCAAACTAGCCACAGCCAGAAAATCGTTGCCGCTGCCGTTGATGTCTGTAATCAACGAGCCGTCTTTGAATACATACATTTTGCCGGGCGTAAACACCAACATATAGCTGTCAGATATACTGAACTCAAAAGACACCATCCGCACCGCATCACCGGCACCGCTGTCTAGCTCTGCAATAAATTTAGTGCCATCACGCCGCTTTGCCCCGCCTTGCGGCTGAATGCTGACATTCCGCGCAGTTGACAGGCCAGACTTATATTGGCCAATGTCAGTACGCGACCGCAGTTTTGGGTCAAGCTCACCAGCGGTAAAGTCATTCTGTATTTGAATGATGCGGCTCATGCTAGAACCTTATATCTGAAATGGGAAACTCTTGTATTTGTTGCGCCGGGCGGTCAGCACCGTCAATGTTAATAGATACGCGAACCAAGCCACCGCGCATATTCTCAGACGGCGAACCATATGCTTTTTGATGGTAATAATCAGCCTTTGTAATTTGATCAGTGATCGGCTCAGCAAACTCAGCCGCCAGTGCCATTTTTAACAAACGCACAAAATACGGCGGAAAAATGGCAGGCTCTGGCCGGAACTGGTAATCAACCCAAATGCTTTCGTAGTTTGTATAAAGGCCAAGGTTGTAAAGTTCAAAATCTCGAACCGTATTTGCGCCGACAGAGCTTGTATTAAACACAGCCTTTGGGTTGCCAAGAATGTCACCCGGCAGCGCATAAGTGTATTTCCATTCGTTGATTGGGGTACTGGCAAGCTGCGCCAATTGCACCTTTTGCACAGACCAAGAGTAAGCATATTGCATTAAGAGAGTGTCGCGAACATCGTCATATAGGCGATCCGCAACCTGCGCTTCATCGGTGCCGGTTGCAAATGATGATAAAGGCGCTGCGCCCAACATAATCAAAGCATCAGAACAGATTGATAGTTTGGTATCACCAGCCGCCATTGCGCTACTCCAGAATAGGGAAAGGGGGCCGGTTGCCCGGCCCCGCTTAGATTAGTCTGCGTCAGCGACTGATACAGCCGTGCCGTCTGATACGTCAACAACACCAGATGCGTTTGACAGAACAACAACGATTGACATTGTTGGGGTCGCGCTGTCGTGAACAAAGATCACATCACCAACTGCCACTGTGTCTGACAAGTCGTTGAAATAACCTTCGGTGTTCACAGTCGCAATCGCGTCTGCTGATGTATAGGTGTACATTGATGGTGCGTTGCCAGATTTAGCTGCACCGATAACATTCCATCCTGCTGAAGAGAAAGCCATTTTCTAAACTCCTTTCTATTCAGTCGCTGAGATTTTGACAATGCCATCGTCATCAATGGCAACCGCACCAGCGGAGAACATTGAAGAAACGAGGAATGACGTTTTCTCAGGAACGTAGTTGATTTCTGACTTTTGGTTCATGCCGATACCAAGGCCGATTGCATCGCGATGAAACGCAAAGCAAGTGCGGGTTGATGGGATAGGCAGGCCACCTTCATCACGATCACCAAGTGTGATGAACTTAAAGCCGAGGAAAGTGTCGATCTCACCTGTTGAAAGAGCCTTCACAGTAGCAAAATCGCTGCTGGTCAGTTCTGTCTCATCAAGCAATGCTGACAAACCGTTTGCGTGGATGATCATGCAACGGCCTTCTGCTGGTACGTTTTTCACATCTAGAGCCTTCTTAGCTGCGAGCAGCTTTGCAAGGTTCATATTTGTGCCTGCGCCACCAACAGTTGTTGCAACGGTTGACGGTGCGGAAGCTGCATTGAGCGCGTCAATAACAAGCTGATCCATACGGCGACCAATAGCTGCACCGACTACTTGCACCAATTCACGGCGCTCGTCAAAATTGACTTTCTGCTGCGAAAAGATGTCGCTGTACTCGGCAGCGATATAATCGGACATTGTTGCTGTGACTTGTGAGTAAGTCACGTTCAGAGGTGTAACGTCAGTTTGCGGAACGCGAACTGTTGCGGTGCCTTTCCCGATCTTCGGGAACTTCACCTGATTGCCTTCGACACTTGTTCTTTCGCGAGTAATGCCAGCCAAAGCACGAGATGCTTGATAAGCCTGCTTCACTTCCGCATCGAACAATTGCACAAAAGCATTGGAAATGCCTACAGCCATTTTCCTATTCCTTTGTAAAAGTTAAAACACGATTAGCGCCTAGCAGGTATCCTTCCGGGCTGCGGCTTGGGCATACACGCTACGCCCCCAAGCGTTGGCGACAGGTCGAAAGCCGATTGTCTGTCAACAGGTATTATATTGAAAAAAGAAGGAACTGTAAACAGTTCCCTCTTGACCTTTAAGTTGGTGAGTATTCGTCGTTGCCAAACGCTTGCTCAAACATTTTTTCAACCTTCATGCGGTAGGTTGGGTCAGTTTGATATTCTGGTTTGCCAACCATAGCCATCAATTCGTCTTTTGACGGCGCACCGGCCAACGGCGCAACGTCTACCGGGATAGCCTTGTCGCCATAATAGCTGCGCACTTTTTGCAAAGCTCTCATGCCTTGGGCTGTGCCGCCCATAATTTTGAACTCTTCAAAATCATCCTCAGACCAAACACCTTTGCGCACCAGACCAGAGGCCCAGTCAGACATTGATTTGATGATTGCGTCGGCATTGTTGCCCAACTTTTCATATTCTTCTTTGTATGAAATGTCTGCGGCCTCGGCCTCATCACCAGCCATAGAAATAAACTTGCCAGCAAGCTCTTCAAACGCCGACTGGCTAATGCCGTTTTCTTTAGCCCAGTCTTTGTATGCTGTGTAAAGCTCGTCATCTTCTGGGATACCGGCCTCGGCAAAAACGCTTTCGTCGTATTCCTCTGGGGCTTTGTGCTTTCCTTGGCTAAACTTTTTCTGCAACTCAGAATAAGCCTTTGCCAAATCTTCGCCGGTATTAAATTTTTCTGGCAACCACTCAGGCTTTCCCTCTTCGGTTGCCGCCTCTGACGCTACTGCGTCACTAGAAACTGTCTCGCCATCAGGCTTAACGTGTGAGATTGTTTCTTCTGCTTGCTGTTGGTTATCGTCACTCTCAACTTGAGCATCGGCCAACAGACCATCAGTTTCGTTCATAGTGATCTCGCTCTTTTCATTCGCCGCTCAATTTCCCTGACCAGACTGTTCTGGCCTTCGCGAGCATAGCCGTGGCTGGCCTCTTCGCCGGGATACCACGTTGGCTGCTCTATCGTCAGTGCGCGTAGATGGGTGAGCAGCTTTGCCCCATCGTCACTGGCGAACACGCGCAAATAAAGACGATCAATGTCGTCCTTATCAACTTGCTGTTTTTCTGCAATCTTAGGGTCTACAGAACGTAGACCATCCCAACCGTCTGGGTTCATTCTTATGCCCCTTCTGGCGGTGCCTCACCCTCTGGCATTTCACCGGCCTCTGCTTGCGCCGCCATTTGGGCAGCTTCCATTGCCTGCTGCATCATCATCTCGCGTTCCTCTGGAGATGTGCGCAACTCAGCCGGGATACCCAGCTTGTCAGCAACATAATCTGCAATGCTGCCTGTCTTAACAGCCATTTGGCCTTCTGGGCCAAGGGCTGACGACATTTGCACCCACTGCATAATCTTTTCGATGTCACCCATATTTTGCGCTTGTGCAATCGGGCTGACTGGTGTGACTTTGACCTCAAGGCCATTGACGCGCAGTGGCATCTCAATCAGGCCGCGCTCATCCATCACATACAAGATACGCGCAATCATTGGCACCATAGTCTCGGTAATCAAACGACCGAAAGCGGAGCCAAGGTTCTGCGCCAATTCTTTCATGCGTTCTGCAATCTCTGTCGCTGACCGGGCTGACATATTATCAGGCGGCAGTGTGTCATCGAGCAAAATCTTTTTGACGTTCATGCGCAAATCATTGATGACGATCTGCGACACGTTAAAGTCACCAGATCGTGGCATCTGACGCAAGCTCTCACCTTGCGGGCCACCGTTACGCGCCACCGGGATAATGGCACCCGGCGCAATGCGGATTGCTTGCGGGTTTAAAACACCGTCATCAGCAGCAGTGTAAACACCGGCAATCGACAAGCTGGCATTTTTAAGCAGCAATTCTAGCGTCTTGTTTAGCGTCTTGATATCTGGGATAGCCGTGACCAGCGGCCCACGACCGTAGACCTCGCCAGCGACCTTCATGTAACGCGCCACGATCCAAGGCGACGATTTCATGTAACGCTTTAATAGCTCGGCTTTGCCTTCCGGCCAAATGACGTGATAGCAGAACTCACCCATCTCAGGCTCATATAGTGTGGCTTCGATAAGCTCAATTTCCTCAGTTGGCTTCTCGTCAATCATGCGCTGCATACGCTCTGGGATTTCGGCATCTTGCCAGTGCTGGCTAATGGCCTCGCCCTTCATACGCATACGCCGGTAAACATTATCCACCTTACCGTGTGCGCCCTCTTCAATGGCAACCAAATACTGCGGCACGGCAGTGAAGCGGATTGGGTTTAGCTCATCGCCGGGCTGGATCAGCATACAAGCTGTGCCGACCGCCAGATCGAGCAAGAACTCGCCCATAGCCAAATCAAAGTTAGATTGGCGCAGCACACTAAACATTGTGTCGCTGTACATATCCAGCGCCATTTGTGCTTCGATGCGCCGCTCTTCTGGAATTTCTGGCCCCGGCTCTAACCGGCACCACGGTGCATAAGGCGGGAATAGCCCTGACTGGATGCGGTTGGCAAATCGCTGTGTCGCATTGATGGCCGTGCTATCGAACACGCGAGCCATTTTGTTTTGCCCCGGAGAGCCACCGCCCTCGTAATATCCATCGTACAGATTGCGCTGCGGCAAACCGAACTCATAACAATCTTCGTAAATCTGCCGCCAATTGTCTTTGCGGCGCTGCGCAATGTCGTGACGTTTTAGGATTTCCTCAACACTACGCATTTTTCTTGTGCCTCTTCGCAAAGTTTCTGGCAGATTGCTTTGACCTAAAGCCCCAAGCAGATAGTGCCTCTTTTAACCTAGTGGGCGATCCATCTGGTTTTGTCTCAGGGCCAGCCATACCACCAAACCTGCCAGCAAAAGAAATGCGGCGCGGCCCAGTGCCAGTTTTGACTGGGCGCTTTAGATTGCCACCGTCTTTGGCTTCGTGATGCCTGCGACCGGCTTCGTTCAATCCACCGCCCGGTGCCTGATGCGCCTTCTTAGTCACGCGCTGCCCTCATATTATCGACAAGGTTAGGATATGGACGGCCAGCCTTTGCTGCGGCTCGCTGCGCTTTGCGCTTTTGTGCCGGGGTCAAACCCTTTGGCTTACCCAAACCTTTTGGGCGCTTCTTATCCCAAACCTCTTTTTTCTTTTCCATTATTTACCGTAACCCTTACCTTTTTTCTTCGGCATAACTACGCTCCTAATGTTGTTTTGGTTTCTTCTTGCTCACCCCCGCCGCCACCAAGGCGACCAGCCATCATTAACCCACGGCGACCCATTCTGCGGCCACGTCTTTTGGCAGCCGCTGCGCGTTCTGCCTTTTGTGCTGTTAATTTGCCAGCCATTTCTTCGGCACTGGTTCCAGAAGCCGTAGCGGCCATATCTTTGACAGCTTTACTAGGGGTCTTTTTATTTGGGCCAGCCCCCATTGCGCTGCCAATTTTTTTAAACATTTTTTGTGCTGAACCCATAATACTATCCTAATGTTGTTTCATCTTCGGCTGTGCCGCCGCGAATAGAAGCCATAAGCATACGGCCGCCGCCGCGCTGTCTAGCCCTGCGCCGAGCAGCCATTTGACGTGCTTGGCTTTCTTCTTGCGCCTCAAGGCGCTCTTCTTGCCGTTTTTGTGCCGCAGTCACCTCTGGAGCGACTTGCTCCGGCTTTGGCATTGCGGGCATTTTCGGTTTGAAAAGATTGCTCATTTGTAAACCTTTGCGAACATCATGTGGTCAGAATTGCCCGGCCCATATTTGCGCAGTAATCCTTCTGGCGTGAATTTTAACACCTTTGCCCACCGCATCGCAAGCTCGTTTTCTGTGTCAACAGTGATCTGTAATCGTTTTAATTGATACTCTATAGAAATCTTATCGAAATATCTAATAGCTGCCCTTGTCGCTGTAGTAGATATATTGGGAAATTCTATAGATGTTATCATCCACGCCTCTGCCACACTAGGCCACATAACATTGCAGCCCAAGCAGGCGACAATCCTGCCGCGCCACAGCGCCGTGATAGCGTCACCCTCGGCTTGAAACGCCTTTAACATTTCTTGATAGTTAGGGATATGATCAAAAGCCTTTTTGTCATGCTCCCGCAAATCAGCCGCATAGGGGTGCGTCCAGTGAAACGGCACAATCTGGATTTGGCGATTGTTGGTTATTTCGCGCTGCCACATTAAAAAATACTAAAGTCCATATTTGCTGTGGCCTGTTTAAACTGATTGCTAAACTGGCTGTTGCGCGTAATGTT